TATATTGACCGTGTCATTCGGTTACGAAGAACACATCTCACACACCTCGTCTTCATCGTCGTCGTCGTTATTTTTACGATCGGGTTCAATCGTAAACTGTTGGGCCTGATGTGCCGCTCGTCTGCGCAAATAATACATTCCCGTTTTGAGACCCTTTTTCCAAGAATAAAAGTGCATCGAGGTCAATGTATTGTAATTCGGCTCCTCGATCCACGTATTCATGCTCTGACTTTGACAAATGTAGACCCCGCGATCCGCCGCCATATCAATGACCACCTTCATAGGTATCTCCCACACCGTACGGTATTTTTCGCGAATATTTTCCGGAATAATGTCAATATGCTGAATGCTACCGTTGTTGGCAATAATACTGTTCTTGACTCTCTCATTCCACAAATTCAATTTCATGAGATCAGTCATCAAATACTTGTTGGTCATAATGAATTCACCCGCGATCGTACGACGACTATAAATGTTACTCGTAATGGGCTCAAAACATTCGTTGAATCCCAAGATTTGTGACGTCGATGCGGTAGGCATGGGCGCCAATAACAGGGAATTCCTCAGTCCATCCGACTGAATTTGTTGTTTTATGCTGGTCCAGTCGTACCTCGCATTGGTGGGATCGAAATCCCAAAGATCGAATTGTAATATACCTTGACTGGCCGGAGATCCCGGAAACGTTTCATAATGTCCGTGAATCTTGGCCAATTCAGAAGATCGCTCCAATGCGCCGTGATATATAGTTTCAAAAATTTGGCGGTTCACAACCTTTGCTTCTTCACTGGTAAATGCCAAATCCATCATGATGAACACGTCGGCCAATCCTTGAATACCAATTCCAATCGGTCGATGACGCATGTTACTCTTATGTGTTTTCTCCGTCGGATAATAATTTCGATCAATGATTTTATTCAAGTTCTCCGTCACCACTTTGGTAACCGCGTGAAGCTTGTCGTAATCAAATGTAGGTGGTTCGGTTGTGTAATCCAAAAAGGTGGGCAGTGCAATCGACGCCAGGTTACAAACACTCGTTTCATCATCACTAGAAAATTGTACAATTTCGGTACATAAATTTGAACTCTTTATGGTGCCAATATTTTTCTGATTTGATTTACGATTACACGCATCCTTAAAAAGCAAGTAAGGTGTTCCCGTCTCCATTTGGGCATCCAACACTTGAAACCATAAATCACGTGCGTTCATTGTCAAACGACCCTTACCTTCCATTTCATATTTTGTATAGAGTTTTTCAAATTCTTCTCCATATACATCGGACAATCCAGGACATTCGTCTGGACACATAAGAGTCCACTTACCACTAGTTTTAATACGTTCCATAAACAAATCCGGAATCCATAATGCGTAAAACAAATCACGCGCTTTAAGTTCCTCATCACCATGATTTTTACGCATTTGAAGAAACATTTCAATATCCGCGTGCCATGGCTCCATATAAATGGCAAAACTTCCGTGTCTGCGGCCACCGCCATTATGAATTAACCCATTATGAATCAAATAGTTATGTTCCTTTTTCATTTGAAGATCATACAAAAACCCACTATAGTTGGTCTCTGTAATATTTTGAATTCTTGATAACAGAAAATTGTTATAACGCATGAACTTGAAAAATTGTTTTTCATCGTATTCTATATCCAATAAATCGCAAATTTCGCGTGTTTTGGGGATTCGTAAACAATATGATACCTTCTTATTTTCAATTATACCCCTATCAGTATGGTGCGATTCTCCTACTCTATCTCTCACATAACCACTTGTCAATACCCCCAGTTTCATACATAAATAACGCACCGACTCAATTAAATTATAAGAAGTACTATCAAACACTAATTCTTTCTTATTGCACCCATCTGTTTCCAATAACCCTTTCAGTATATTTTTGGATTTTTCGATGGGTAAATTAAGCCATTTAGGTTGAACCCGTTTATCCTTATTTTCATCATAAATATCCGCATATCTGAAAGGAAGATTCAAATTTTGGTTCCATCTAACACGCGTTGTATTCCCTTCAGTATGAATATTATAGTTTGTACAGGTTTCTTCGAAATAAGTTTTCATGAATGCAACCAAGTTTTCTTTATTAACGGTATGAACCGATACATATCCACAAGCCTCGGATTTATTACTTACGCATCCATCTCCTAAAATAATACCATACATATAACAATCTTCGCCGGAAATGTTTGCGAAATCCTTTTCATAGATCGGAACAGGAAAAACGATCATATCCATTTTACTTAAATCTTTGGTATCTACCCATTCAAAGTTACAACGCTTAAGATCAAGTCTTTTCTTAATTAAATTAAAATTGGCACCACGTTGATTTCTCAAAATATACACTGGATGTTCCGGTGTTATAATTAGCGGAAAAATAGAATGTGCGGTTTCAATCTTCAATACGGATCCTTCATAGTAATGTTCCAAGACATTTTGAATTATCTCAGTTTCCCCGGTTATATTTATAATTTCGGTTTCGTCGATAACACATTGTTGTATTTGTTTTGGACCCTGTGTAGTGTAAATAATCGTTTCTGGATGAACACACTGGTCAACATACTTTGCCGTATTATTAAACACTCGCAACATGGGCACAATTCCATTTGAACTTCCATTGGTTCCACGAATATGACTACCGGATGCCCGTACATTATGAATATGTAGTCCAATTCCTCCCGCCCATTTGGAAATAAGTGCACAATCCTTCAATGTATTATAAATACCTTCAATACTGTCGCTTTCCATAGCTTGTAAAAAACATGACGATAATTGAGGATGAGGCGTTCCTGCGTTGAACAAGGTCGGTGTCGCATGTGTAAAATATTTCTGTGACATGTACGTATAGGTCTCGCACACTTTATCCAAATTGTCGCCATGAATACCAATCGCGACACGCAGCCACATATGTTGTGGTCTCTCCATAATTTTTCCGTTGATTTTCATCAAATATGCCCGCTCCAACGTTTTGAATCCAAAATAATCAATCAAATAATCGTTGGTGTAATCACACAACACATCCAATTCTTGAGAATATTTTTGTGATAACTGATACAATTCTTCACTAATAAGTGGTGACGATTTACCATGATTATCTAAATAATTATATAATTTCGACATGACCTCGGAAAAAGAATCCGAGGTATTTTTATGGTGATTTGAAACCACAATACGACCAGCCAATACATTATAATCAGTATGAATCGACGACATCGACGCACACTGTTCTGCCGTCAAATCATCAATCTTCGTAGTAGGAATTTTATCGTACAATTGATCAATAACCTTCATTACCAATGCGGTGTAATTGATTTGAATACCAACCTCTTGACCCACTGCTTTGAGCCGTTTCAAAATCTTATCAAATTCAATCGTCTCCAAATCACCGTTACGTTTGGTGACCCGCATTTCGTTTTGTAAAGAAGATTCCATATTATTCAGTATTCTTAAATAGTATAGAAATACGTTTATATTATTTTAATTTCTAATTTATAATCGGTTGATACACATGAAATACTTGATCTCGATTGAAGCTCTGTGGGTCAGGCATCTTGTTTATCTTGTATAATTTGTGTGCTTCTTTGGCAGCCTCCATACTCTCCTTGTAGTACGCAAAGGGCATATCTTTCTTATCGTTTTTACTCAAATGGTAGTACTTTTCTACCCACCCCCCGAAAGAACATCCTTCAAAATGTAAAATATGTAAATCTTCAAAGGGCATGTTATAACGGAAATCGCCCTCCGTTTCATTCTTGTAAGCATAATCATGCGGGCCGGCCAGTGTTACATTCGGATCTTGTGTACGTCCCGCCGGTTTACCATTGACATACGATTTACACGGCGCGCCTTGTCCGCAACGCAAAAAATCTTTGGCCGCAAAACACGTATCCTGTTTCTTCTCATCGAAAATTGCTTCCGCGTTTTCAAATTTGACGGTTTTATATGTTTCAGGTAACCGAGTAAGACTGTGGATGTTGCCATGGAGCAATTCGTCCGCATCAATATGAATCAACCAATCAATATCGTACAACTGACCCACGTTCTTCAACGTCTGATTTACATACGTCTTTTGTCGATCAATCAATGACGTATAGTTGTTACCCGACTGATCACTTTTACCTACTTCCAATACAACGTCGGGCGCGTCACGCAAATATTCTTCCCAACTTGGACTGTCTTCCAATCTTATGAAAAATCGGCGTATCCCTATTTTACGATGATATTTTAACCAAAGAGGCAAATCAACTGGATTCCGCATCAATGATACGAATGCGACTCGTTGTTGCGTCATCAAATTCATGGACAATGCATTTGGCTTCCACCACAATTGAATTGAAACATAAGACAACAAGCCCAGCAAAGCAACAATAATCAATATTAAAATGTAATTATTCGTCATAGGTGAACGCATGAAATATGCGCGTGAAAGTTATATTATACAAAGAAAATATTTGAATAATATATAGTTTTTCAAAATGAGAGCAATGGCCGTTTTTAAAATGATCACATACTTATTCATATTGTTGTTCGTATTTTACCTACTGTACATTTTATTTCAAAGATTTCCCGACAATAACGGGAAAACCGTCATTACCGGAAAAAATACATCTACATATGTAATCAATATGGATAAAAATCGGAATCGCTTGGAACGTATTACAACAGCATATATGAATTCAGACATTAAAGAAATACCATTTCATCGGTTTCCCGCAGTAGTAGGAAAAAATGTCAACATAGATGAATGGCTAACCCCCACGGCCATTCAAGAATTAAAAGACGTTGAGGAGAAACAACATCGTAATTTTCATTACCAACTTACCCGCGGAGCAATTGGATGTTTTTTGAGTCATTATACTTTAGCCAAACAGTTGATGACCGATAAACGCAACGACTATTATTTGAACTTGGAAGATGATGTTACGATTCAAAAAGACGGGTTTCAAAAAATTCAAGAAGCGATTCTAAATGTTCCCGAGAACTGGGATTTCATATTGTTTGGTTACAATCGTTTGGTAAAAAAGGATCAGGTTGGTAATTTTATCCTCCCCAGCGGATTCTGGGGAACCCATGCGATGTTAATGAATAAATCGGGCGCCAAAAAACTGGTCGATGAAGTGGATACCCAAAAAATAGATGGCCAAATTGATGCCTACATGTCACGTATGGTTCAACAAGGCAAATTGGTCGTTTACGTATACCAACAACAATTAATCGTTCCAGTGGGAAATACCTCGGACATACAAGTTCAGTTACGTATTAAGAATAATACAGATCCCTTCAATTTTCACGGATATGTCGTGTAGGATGACCACGATTATCGGTTCTCACGCGCTACCAAAGTTCTCATTTTATCCATTACCTTTTCTTTATTTTTCGATAGATCAACTGCCTGTCTAAAAAGATGTATATTCTTGGTGTCAACGTGGGGGGGAAATCGCAATTTTCTCATAATGCGCTTTTGTAAGTTCAAATCTTGTGCTGATTCTGAAGACATTCCGGGAATTTGCCACTGTATGGATTCTATCTGATGAGGTAATAACTTTTTTCCTGTCTCTAAATTATCACAATCTTCTTCTATATCTGCACGACACAGCGGACATTCCTTTCCGTTGGTATCACAGATTCGCATCATACATTTTCTATGAAAGCGGTGATTACAACTTGTTTTTCTTATGTCCTTTTCCAGAGGTTCTAAGCATATTGCGCATGTGTTGGGCGACTTAGATTTAGACTTTTCCTCCGTTTTCTTCACGGTCTTTCGCTTGGGTCCTGCACCTAAACGACGACTTTTTCGGTTTTTCATCTATATATTAGACTAACATAATATACAGATCTAGTTTTCGTTTATTCGAGCTTTACAATAGACTTGAATCCAGATGTCGCCTCGGAAACGTTTCGTTTCTTGGGCGCACGATGCTCATATCCATGAATACGTTCATTTTCGATGAGTTTCCAAGTCTCCAATATTTTTGGCAGTACTGCGGCAAACCACATCTTATTACGTTTAACGAGTATACACGAAAATTCGTCCACATACCAATAATGTGTTGTGTAAATGATGTGAGTTTTATTATAATCCTGTTTAACTTGATCTATCCATGTCTCAATTTCTTCCCTAGTCAATACTGGCTGTATCGGCATGTAAATATATTTTGGTACATTATTGTTGAAAAGCAAATAATCCATCCCGTTCGATTGACGTTCCAACAAACACAAATACACGCCTTTAATGTTCGTGTCGTCTGACAGCGATTCGTAAAATACGTCCTTATTTTCGTATTCTTTGAAGCGCGTTTCAATGAAATCGCATTCGTTCAAATCACACGTTTCCATTTGTATCTGCATTTGAATCCAATATTCCTCTTTGGGAGTCATCGTAATTTCACGATTCACAATATTCTTCACCTCGATCATACGTCCAAATCTGAGAGACTCCGGATCAGTATTGATACCGTCCGGCGAAGCACCAATACACGGATATTTGGCGTGCTGAATACACCCAAAATCTTCCACTTTGGTGTGATACAAGTGTTCGTACAACATCACCGAAATGGGTTCATAAATGTTTCCCCACTGTCTTGAATTCGGCGTAGAATAATTAACACGATCCTGGACTGGCGAAAACGGTTTACACTTTTCGTAAATAAGACTGTTCCTTTGTGCGTCTGAACCCACCGCTTTATACAAATTACTTGCCGTCATCAAATTATGACGAAATTCATACCACTCAGATGTTCGCTGTTCCGGCTGATGACGCAACCTCAACTCGTTAATTTTATCCATAACATGTTGTTTATCTTGAACAGAAACCACATGGGTATTCATACACTGTCTCGGCGGCAATTCCTCTTCCATGGATTCGAAATATCGCTCGGTGAAATGTTGTATAAAATCGTATATTTCTTCATAATCCGACGGTTCGCATAATTCTGCGTCCATCCATTCTGAGTAAAAATGGTCTGTCACCTTTTTCAACAAAACCGTGACAAAATCGGGTTTCGAATACTCGCACATGTGTGTGTCCAAGTATTCTTCGGTAGTTTCGTACAGACTTTCTTCGAAATCGCACAACTCTTTTTCATTCATCCTCTCAAAAAACTTTTCGTTTGTTTCGGGATAATCAAACAGGGGTACATCCTCCGATTCGTATTCGTCTGATGTATTCATAATATATATTAAAATAGTTATCTCTTAATATATATTCCTTGCTTAAAGTTGTAAATCAATTTTTACACGTCGTGTATAATATTATATCCAAAAATCATTATTACGGTTCCTCCTGCTGAACCGCTTCTTTCGGACGTTTGGGAGTCAACGACTTTAACGTTGAAACCCGTTTTGCGTCCATTATTTTCAACGTAAAATTACGGTTCAATTGGTTGAAATACAACGACGGAATGGACTGTATTTCGCGCGTTTCCTTGTCGTAGTAAACATCCTTGGTTTTCTGCAGCTTATTTTTCTCCAAACAATCCTTGAAAAACTGTTTCAGGGATTTGATATCTTTCAGAGCCATCGCATTGTCCTTGCCATATTTTTCGGCAAATGTATGTAATTTCTGAATCTTTTCCGTTTTATCCAACTTATTCCACGATTCCGTTTTATTATGTTGTTTCTCCTTTTCCAACAATTGATCTATGTTCAGTACCTGATTCTTTAAAGACGAATTCTTGTCTGTATTGTCTACACGTTGTTGATAAATACCCATTTGCTTTCCTCTTTTTTCTACCACATTCTCATCAGTTTCTGTTGAAACTCCCTTACCCGCAGATCCCGTAGAAACGGCTATACTTTTGTTTTCAAATATAGACGCAGTGTTAAACATAAGTATTATGTTTTTTCTTTATGTTCGTTGTACTTAATAAATTAAAGAGTATAAGGTTTATTTTGTTTTATTAAATATATATTCTTTCAAATGTCCTCCGTAAAAAATATAGTCGTGGTTTCCACCCCAGAATCCTCTACTCGAGAGATAAAGGAAAAAATACCAAAACCGCGGGTTATTGTTGACCACAATTGTTGGGTTCTCGAAGAATCAGATTACAATCCTTATCAACAATTGGCAATCCTGTTTGGAGAAGACGACCCCGAGACCGATGACATAAAACATTTCGAAGAAGTTCGAGAACTTGCGCGAAGACAAATTATGGCTAAAATTCAAGGATATCATGCACAAGACATCAAAAAAGGTATATTTTCGCCGGAACAATTTGTAGATATTGAAACAGTCATGGCACTATTGAAAAAATGTGAACTCAATTGTTATTATTGTCGTAAAGCTACCCAGGTTCTCTACAAACATGTTCGAGAACCTTGTCAATGGACATTGGAACGAATTGACAACGATTTTGGGCACAACAAAGACAATGTGGTTATCGCCTGTTTAAGTTGTAATCTTAAACGCCGCAGAATGTACCACGAACGGTTCATTTTTACTAAACAACTTTCCATTGTCAAGAAAGATCACTGAAGTATTTGAGAACCTGAACAAAAAAGTTCTCAAATAACTATTTATTCGCATTTACCCGTCTTACGGTTGCGGCGCGTACCGCGCACACAACGTTTCTTGTTCACGGAACGGCAAGCCTTGGTTTTTTTGGAACGACGGGTTCCGCGCGCGCAACGCACGTACTTCTTTTGGGTGGCGGACGTTTTCTGGGCAGACATAGTAAAATATATATACTCAAGATAAATTATTTTTTACGGGTACATTTACCGGTTTTGCGGCTACGACGCGTGCCCTTTCCACATTTGGGTTTGTTGGACAAGCAACGAGAACCCGAACGGTGACTTCCAGCCGGGCAACGGGGCATTTTTTTCGCGGTTTTCGACTTTTTCATCGTTTTCGCCATTTTACGCACTATATATTAGTTCTCGAAAATTAGATTTGATAATTCGAAAATAAAAAGACATAAAACTTTCCCTAAATATTTTACTAATGGAGAACCTTCACCAGTCTATACGCGATAAATTAGATTTTTTTCATCAAACTAACCAAATTCCTCACATTATTTTTCACGGTGAATCGGGTACTGGTAAAAAAACCTTGGTATACGAATTTTTGGAAAAAATATACGACAACAACAAACAGAAAATCAAAAACAACGTCATGGTTGTCAATTGTTCTCACGGCAAAGGTATCAAATTTATACGCGACGACCTCAAATTTTTTGCCAAAACCAATATACAGTCCAATTATGGTGTGAATTTCAAATCAATTGTATTGTTCAATGCCGACAATTTGACCACCGATGCCCAATCCGCCCTAAGACGTTGTATCGAACTGTTTAGTTATAATACCCGATTTTTCATTATTGTTGAAAAAAAACACAAACTGTTGAACCCCATCTTGTCACGTTTCTGTGAAATTTATGTTCCGGAATATATCAACGAGCACGGTGTGATCGAGAACCTACATAAATATCATTTAACCCGCAAATTTAAGAACGATACTCTGGAAACGGCAAAAAAGACGTACTTGTTTCACTTGCTCAATTATCTTTACAAAAATTCCGAGACAATAAACCATAAAACATTATGTAATATCAGTTTAGAAATATACGAAAAAGGCTACTCTTGTTTAGACATCATGGATATATTGAAAACTAACCCGGAATTACCTTGGAATCGAGAACAAGTGTCCGCATTTTCAATCCAATTTCATAAAATAAAATCCGAATTCAGATGCGAAAAATTACTTATATTCTATATGTTGATGATATTTTTCGAAAAATAATTTTATGTTAGAATAGCGATAAAAAAATACCAACGTAAGACATATTAATGGACGATTTCCAACCCTCAAATTTATATCAGTCACGCGATGAATTATGCGCACGTTTGGTAAGCATCCTTACCCCTCTGGTCATTGAAGGAATTAAATCTATTTTCAATGAAGCGGTGAAGATGTGTGTCGAGAACAAGGAAAAGGACAAATATTTAATGCATTTTCAAAATCTGGTGGGTCATATTCCCAAATGGAACAGCCATACCATTGAAACCGAGCGAAAACGCATCATTGAACGTTCGGGATGTAATTATTTAGAAGATTTGATCACGTGTGTACATATCATTCATTTGAAAGTACTGACGTGTATTCGCGTTGGAAATAAACAGAAAAAAATCGATATTTCTATTCCCAAACTGGACGGCTTCTTACACAAGGTATATATTCACGTTGCGCGTAAAACTTACATGAACGTTTATTTGTTTGAACGTGGCATTACACCGCTTCAAATCCAGAAAAATAACCGCGAATTTGAAATTATTGTACAAGAATGTATTTTGGCCACCATACGCGAAAGTATACCTACTGAAGACATTATCCGCGCTTACACCGACGAAAGTATAGAGGTGGAAGAAGAAGTTGTGGTCGAGAACATTGTGGACCCGGAAGACGCCGAAATGAAAACCAAAGACGGTGAAGCGACCAAAGACGGGGAAGCTGAGGAAGTTGTTGTTCTTGAAGAAGAAAAACCCCCGGAACTGGTTCCGTCCATTGCCAACATCGACGAAAAACCCGTAATGACCAAACTGTCTTTCAACGACTATGACAGCATTTTAGATACAGAAACCGGAAAAATAGAAGAAATATCTGCGCCAAAAACGATTGAACGACTGGAAGAAATAAGTACATCTCGTGCTATACAGCGTAAATTAGAAGAAGAAGACGATGACGACGAAGACATGGAAGAACGCATCAAAATCCATACAGACAATATTCATTTAGACGAACACGACATTTTTGATATTACCAGAAACACCAAAGCGTCTGAAGAAGTTTCTCTGGACGACATTGAAGAATTATAATACGTTTGATTCGGTCTGAAAATATTTAGTAATTTACTATACCAATCGTCATGGAAAACGTCATTTTGATTACAATCACGATTTGTGTACTTTACGTTGTTGTTAAAATGGTAGAAATGCGTTTAACTGAGCAAGAAATGAAGCCACTTAAAAATATTGTTCGCGAAACCTTTATTGTCGGAGGATGTGCGTTTTTGCCCGTATGGGCATATTTCCAATTCAAAGACAATCTCTCGGATTGGTTTGGGGTAGAACCGATCGGCGGAAAAGATATATTGAAAACGCCCGAAATTTTTACCGACGCGCCCGGATTCTAATACTGCGAAATCCTCCATCATATACACCTATTGAAAGGTGTATATGATTCATAACAGCTCCTATTTTACAGAGTATTCGGGAATGGTGTCCAGATTCATATACTCTTTCGGTACAGATTTTGTCTTGTACAAAAATTGCTGGAAAAAAGAATAGTTCAGTTGTGACTGTGGCGTATGTTTCGTCACGTTGCGTGCAATCATTTTATACAATTTGAAATTAGGATAACGCTCTTCGCCGTTACGTTTGTAGAGAACGTTTTTACCCATATCATCGCAACACCATCTTAAAATCGTCTTTTGTAGTTCATCCATATTTTTTGTATAATTTGGATCATCAATATCAAACAGGAAATCAAAAATAGAGGTTCCCAGACGACACAAATCGAAACTGGGATTGGGATTGTGTAAAGGCTTTTTAGGATTGTAATACGGTTCAAAATTATATTGAGTCGCCGCATCACCGCCCGGCGCAAAACTGTCACTACAAAACGTTTTCCCTTTGAATTGATAAATACTACGCCCAAAATCGATAATTTTGAATATTTTTCCGTATGTCGGAACCTTGTACAATTTATTATTGAACTTGTAGTACAGGAAAGGTTCGGTCGTATTAATATACATCACATTATTCGTGTGTAAATCGTTGTGTGTGAATGAAAACGCCTTCTGGTAAGCAATGAGTGTCATGACTATTTGAAACAGGGCACTTGCTCCGCGTTTTTCGTCGATTTCTTCGTTTTCAAATAATTCGTCCAGGGTACCGTTACACTTTTCTAAACAAATCATTTGTACCGGAAATTGATTGATATACACAAACACGTCTTGATCCTCGTCACACTCTTCATTGTCGGATTGGGTCGCCTGAGCTCCGTCATCACTTTCCTCATCTTCGCCGTCTTCTTCCTCTTCATCATCTTCGTCGCCGAATTCGTTCTTATCTTCACGCCCATTGTCCTCGTCGTCGGTACTATAATTATTATCACTGTCGGAACTGGCATCATCCGATTCCATTACACCAGTCTTGCTGGTGCGTTCATATACCTCTTCCACCTTTTCAAAACAATTCGACGAAATCGATTCCGCCGGACATGACGATAAATCCACAATATCGTCCAACAATTCAATATCGATACAATTGCTCAAATTCGTGAGAGAAAGATTCAATTTATGTTTGTTCGCTCTGGAATTGTCATTAAATATATAAGACATCAGATTCGGGTTAGTAATCTCGTACAATTTTTTTTCACTATTTACGAAAAAAGAGTGGTTTTTCAAGTATTCAAAGTCGTCGGCTACGTTCATCTTGTATTTATCTTGTATTCCCAAATACGACCCATAATAGTCCAGTCCGTTTTTGAATTGATAATTATGTAACAATTTACTCGAAAGAAAACAAAAAAATCCGTCGATATAAGATGCATTGTTCGTTGATGTCAACTTTTGGGTCAATGGATCCGAACTCTCCGAGGTAAGGGATGGGAAAAATGGCGAAATAATGGGTAGATCACTTTGATCAGAAGACCCGGTGAAAACGGGCGAATTAATGTTGTATTTTCCAATCAAAAACTTGATGGGATCAAAGAGGGGCGAATATTTTATAAAAATATTCTTTTGAGTATGAGTATTTTGGTCGATGTCAAACACGGTATTCATATCAATCATGTGGTAGCGGTGGTTGAACTGTACCTGATTGTAGTTCAATTCATTCATATCGAAAAATAGCGAAAAAATGGGTTGATATCTCTGTACATTTTTTACTAAAAAGGGATTGTAGCGATTCTCTTTATCTATCGTACTGTTTGGTTGATACAATGATTCCAACTTTGCTAAATTGATAAAGGGCGGTTTACAATATCCAATTTCAAAAGAAGACGCAGATTTACTTTTTTGGTTGGCTATTTTGGACATAATCTGGGAATGTCAATTGCCTTCAAATAATATAATCGGGCAGAATATATTATTTATCCTTTTTACACGCTCAAACTTTGACTGTTTTATATTTTTTCACAAAAACCGTTCCTATTTGGGGCTCTTTCTCCACGTGTTCTACCGTGGTATACATTATCGTAATATCCTTGGCCGACCTGTATTTCGAATTTTGTTTACATAAAAGGGCGCCTTGTATGACGATCTTATGAAGCGCTTTTTTATCGTACTTTTGGTCATGTGGTATACGGACCACGACATGCGTTGACGGTTCTTGTAATATATGAAACCATAAATCTTGGGGCTCGGAATCGTCAATCAAATCGAAGTTTTCTTTGGCATTTTGCCCTAAACGGAAGTCGACGTTGGTTCTAATCGTGTCAATGTATTTGGTTACCGTTTTCATGATGGAATCGTTTTACTTGCTATGATAAAATACGATAATTTTATTCAATTTTTTGCGGAATTACAGAAATAATAATCTCCTTGAAATATGGTTCGCTATGTAGAAAAGAACAAAACCCGCAAAATAAGAAAACTATACAAGTAATTATTCATATAACTCATATATGAATAATGGGTCAGAGACCCTACGGGTCTCAACCTTGAAATGTAAAAAGGTGTAATTCGTCAGTTTCCTCTTGTAGTACTTCGTGTAACAGTGTTTCTAATTTTACAAAATATTCATGAATTTCATGAGCTTTTTTGGTCGCGGCCTTTATACAAAGTAATTTGAACGTTTGAACTAGCAACTACCAATTGGTTTTTTTAACCTTAATATTACCACCTTTATTCGCTTTTTTCGCTTTATTGGGGTCGTATGCTTCATCTTCGTCGTCTGAACCCATGTTTTTCGATAATTCCCAGAATTCACGGTTACCTAACTTGAAATTAGGGTGATTTTCGGCCTTGTACCAAAACACCTGATCTGTTATGGTATTGGTTTTTGCGTTATTGTTGAGAACCATACACTCATAATTTGTGGTAGTAGCGTCCAAAACACTACAAAATGCTTCAAATGTGGGAAACATACTGGCATAATTGTCATATATTTTTTTTCGATTGTTTAAATATGGCTCACGTAATATGAAGACATAATCTATATTTGTACGTAAATTTGGGGGTATTCCGAGCGGGTATTGCATTGTTATGACCAACATTATCTTCCAATGTCGCCCATTCATGAAGAGTAGACGCATCATCTTATCACGGGTCCATGATTGGTCGTACAAGCAGTCGTCCATAATGACAAAAGCCCGGGGGTCGATGCCGGTTTTTTTGTAGGTTTCGACCTCTTTTTTCATTTGGTTCAAAACGGTTTTCTGTCTGCGGAGAACATTTTCAATAAGGATTGAGTTGTAATCGTGATGAATAAAGAGTTTAGGTACGTGTTGTGAATAAAACCCGTTACCTGCCTCTGTCCCGGAAATGACCGTTCCAATCGGTATATCCTGGTGATAAAACAAAAGATCTCTTACTAAATAAGATTTTCCTGTATCACGACGCCCAATCAAGACAATCACAGGACCCTTATTTTCATCCGGTTTAAAGGTAATAGATCTCATGTCAAATTTTCTCAACTCAAGTGTCATATTACAGGGGTCAAAGATACAATAACTAAATATATTTTTATCGATCTTTACTACTCATATATTTTGCGTATTTAGAAAAATATATGCGTTGAATATATATTACTTTTTAAACATGGTTTCAAAAAATAAAAAAACTCCCAAAAAACGGCAAGGCCGCCGCAAAAGTGTCAAAGGTGGCGACGGCATAATGTCATCATGGCCTTGGCCTTTCAGTATTTTTTCAAAAAAAACGGAAACACCCGAAACTGCCACCACCACTCCTCCCGAACCTGTCAAAACTGAACCTGCCACAACCACTCCTCCCGAAGCTGCCAAACCTGCACCAGCCGAACCTGTCAAAGACGAAAATAAAGAAGCGCCCAAAGAACAAGTCGCGACTCTGGGCGGTTGGAGACACGATAAAAAAAAGGCGAAAGAACACTCCGTTTCTGTGAACCGCAATAAATCCAAAAGTGTCACTCGGTCTCGCTCTAGACGCCATTAAATCATAGATCAATGTTCTCCGGGTTATCCCCCGCCGCCTTTTTCAACAACTCGTTGCGAATGTTGACATTTTCCGTGTTATCCGCAACTTCGCGCTCATCAAAATTAATTTTCTCGCGCACACCTATCAGTTCACCCTCCTCATTAATGGTCTGGGTCAACACATTCCCACTCTTTTTAGCCAATTCAATGTTCTCCTGAATTGCCTTCTTCTTGGTCTCTTTGACCCGACGATCGAATTCTTCCTTGGCCTTCGTCTCGTTCTTGATTTTCTCGCTATGTAACTGATTTAATTCCTCTTCCATAAATTCAATACGACCCGTCTTGTAAGCATCCGGGTCCCACGGAATCCATATTCCCACCGGACCCACATAAATGTCATGATTCGGATCCAACTCACGCACCTTCTTACACCGCATTTCTGCCTCCTCTTGGGTAGGATACACACCACGGATTTTCAATCCACGTACCGACGTTTGAAAAGCGTGGGTACGTTGAAACTGCTCATTCAACTTCTCCTCGTTTTTATCCATAAAATTCTTGAAATCGTCGTCTACCGGCATGGATTTCAATTTAGAGTCTTCTTCTTTCACAAAATCGTTGAAATCCGCAATCACGTCATCCACCTTCAAATTATATTTGTAGGCCAAAAAATTCAAAAAGTCTGCGTATTTTTCCATGGATTTAGTAAAATCCCACTGTTTCACAAACTGATCAAACAAATAAATTTCACGCTTTTTCAATATCTTTTCCGGAGAAATAAACGACATACACGCAAATTTTTGTCCGGCGATTGGCGCATCCTCATCGCACAAATCCACATATTTAGGATTCAATTTTCCATCGGGCAGATTCTTTCTCTCAAACGCGGACATCTTTTAAAATATTATATTTAGAAAATTATATATTTAAGTATATTCGGTCGAATATTATATTGTAAAGCTTTCGATTTTTTTATTTTACTATAATATATAATTATAACAGAATGAGTGGACTTTCGTTTGACTTTAGCGAATTAATTAAACGTGCTATCAAATACATCATTGAGGGTATCATGGTCGCCATTGCGGCCTACGTCATTCCTAAGAAACAGTTGAACGTCGAGGAGGTTGTCATCATTGCGCTCATGGCCGCCGCCACCTTCTCCGTCTTGGATGTCTTCGTTCCCTCCATGGCCTCTAGCGCGCGTGGTGGTGCCGGTTTCGGTATAGGTGCTAACCTTGTCGGGTTCCCCCGCATGTAAACACACCATATATGGTAACAACCCCGTTTTATAAATAATATGTAAAGTTTACATATTATTTTCAAGTCGTAGATGTACTTTGTTATTTCCTACATTACACGCTGAACAGCAAATAAGGCATCATGTACAACAATAAAATCAGGAAAATGATATTGATATTTACCGAATAACCTTGGAGAAATGTCATAATCAAAATCGTCGATACCATCATCGCCGCATCTGTAATTAAAATAATATAATTATGTGGACTATTCACATACCCTTGGAAAACATCCACAATCGCACTTTTTCCCGAAGGTATATTGTTGATAATGGACGCGAACAACGTATCGTGAATCAGTTGAATACAAACTGCCAGTCCAATAAATTTTACGAGTGAAAACGATCTGAAAATAAAAGGATATATAAGTTTTGCCAAAATCACCCCCAACATGATCACCGTGACATCCGACAACACCGCACTCGGACCAAACGATTTATACCACTTTGCTAAAAAACTTGTATGGTAAGATTCGGGAAATATTTGCCAACCGATCAGACAGACGACCATAACAATCAGATCAGTCAAAAAGGCCCCATTCAAGAGCTCCAAAAAATACATTCTATACAATATACGATATAGAATATTTGTACCCCCCAGAATTATAACTGCCAGATATACACATCATTACCTTTATGTTCAAATTTTTTATTTAAAAATGTGGGATCGTGGGTATTTATGTGTTTTACACGTACAAATCCCATTTCTTTCAAAAAACTCACCATATTCTCCACCGTATTTTCCTCACAGTTCTCGTATTGGGCTGACTCGGCTTCTGCCGTAACATAGACAACGCGGTCACTCAGGTATTTACCCGCACTTTTCAGAATCGCCAGATCCGCGCCTTGCGCGTCTATTTTGATATAATCAATGTATTCAAACCGGTCCCAGGGGAACAAATCAAAAAAATGTTTCAACGAAAACACTGGCACACTTTGTACCGTTTGAACTTTACCCAACAATGGATCTATAGGTCGGAACAAACTCGACGTACCCGTGTCTTGCTCCATATTATAAAACTCCATCGTAGTCGGATCTGATACATCGTTCAGTGCCACCGGAAAAACGTTGATTGTATTTTTCGGGGTCACAATATAATTCGTCTCTTTGGTATGTTTTTTTACTGAAAAGTTCTCCACAGAAGTATCTTCTAACCACTTCAACATGTGCCTCATACAACTCTTCAATCCACGGTCATTGGGCTCAAACGCAAACACACATAAATCAGTTTCGGCGTTCAACCAGTTCAACGATTGTACATTCCAACATCCCAAACCAATATCAATCTTGATATGTTTAATGTTATCGGGTATTTGCGATTTTGCGATGTAATGATACATTTGTTATTCTTCCTTTGAATTCATTATATTGTTTTATTCTAATAATATTATTTCCACTATCACCAATGAATACGCGAGTGTGTGTTTACACCGTGGCGTAGTAACACCAATCCAAATCCGCACACACCTTTTTCCATATCATGTCTTGTTCCAACTGTTTCTCGCGGTCTTTCATCATCGGAATATAGGGTAAATATTGGGTCTGATCCAAAAGGACACACAGTTGATAAAGAGTGTAGGTATAATTGAAAAAATTGGTGCGATTTGCGGG